GAGCTCACTGAGGATGGGAAAGTAGTACCTCGCTCATATTGCTGCAAGTGCTGGAAACTAAGGTCAGTGCCTGTCCCACGCAAGAGAGGATATATAGACTTTGGAGCCGCAGGTAAGGGCGGTGGAGAAGTGAAGCGAAAGGAGTATCTTCTCTACGCTCTCGAATTAAGTAAGGGCAGAGCGGCAAGAGAGTCCTTTACTGAGAAACACGGAACAATTTATTATAAACTATAAAGATTATGATAGAAATTTATTGGCTTCAAGTAATTGGCAACATTAGTATTCTTTGTTCAATAGCGTTAGTCTTTACGATTTCTGCTTTAGCCATCTTAACCGTCGGTTATTGCAGCTTTACTGTGTACGATGATGATGACAGAGTAAAGCAAGCTGCAATCATCAAGTGGTTGCGACGCTCTGCTGTAGGCATTGCCATTTCCGTAGTCGGTGTGGTGTTCATTCCCAGCAATAAAGAATTGATGGTTATCTATGGCATTGGTGGCACAATCGACTACATCAAGAGTAACGACAAGGCAAAGCAACTTCCAGATAAGTGTGTAGACGCACTTACAAGGTATGTAGACTCAATCGAGAAAGAAAACAAAGACAACAACAATTAAACTATAAAGATTATGGCAAACGAAGTAACAACAACACAGCAAAAACCGCAGACCCTGCAACAACTGATGAACTCAGGGGCGGTAATGAAGAAACTCAACGATGTGCTTGGCTCTGAGAAGAAGGCTGCATCGTTCATATCGTCAGTAATTTCCGTTGCGAACGGCAACAACCAACTTCGCAACGCTAACCCTATGACAATCCTCGGCTCTGCTATGGTAGCAGCAACTCTCGACCTGCCTGTAGTACCGACACTCGGACTGGCATATATTGTTCCTTACAAAGGACAAGCTGGCTTCCAGTTGGGGTATAAAGGACTGATCGAGTTGGCAGAGCGTAGCGGTCAGTTCAAGAATATCATCGACGAGGTGGTCTACGAAGGTCAGCTTGTGAAGAAAAACAAGTTTACTGGCGAATACGAGTTTGATGAAGATGCAAAGAAGTCGGATAAGGTTATCGGCTACATGGCTCGTATGGACTTGATTAACGGCTTTTCTAAGACTATCTATTGGACTAAGGAAGAGGTCGAGGCACATGCCAAGAAGTTTTCGCAGGCTTTCCGCAGTGGCTACACATCACCTTGGAAGAGCGACTTCGACGCAATGGCTCGCAAGACTGTTCTTAAAGCCCTGTTCGCCAAGTATGCTCCTAAATCGGTGGCAATCCAACAAGCTATCAAGTTCGACCAGTCAGTAGCTAAGCCTGCCGACATCACCGACGACGACCTGACAATAGACGCTTTCGATGTTAATTATGTCGACAACGAGCCTGTTCAGGAAGCGGTGGTAGAAGAAACCAAGCCTGCGGAAGACCTTTTTAGCGAAGGAGAGAAGAAATGATAGAAGATAAAATTCAGGGTGGAATTGAATGGAAGAGGGCGAGGCTTGGAAAAATAACGGGCTCGGAGATTTACGTTCTGACAAAGAACCACAAAGAGCCTATGAGTGACACGGAGTTGGCGGAATATAAAGCCGCCAACCCTAAGTCACGTGTCACGACAAAGGATATGCCATTTTCCGATGCCACATACACCTACCTCAACCGCAAAGTGATGGAGAACTACCTCCCTCTCACATCGCAGTCTATCGCAGCAGTCAACGCTGTCAACGAGTATATCGAGGAACACACTGTCAGTAACAAGGCTATGCAGTATGGCACGTTGTGGGAAGACGCAGCCCGAAGACGATATGCCGAGGTGATGAATTGCGAAGTCCTTGAGGTAGGTTTTGAGCCTTACAAGCAATACCCTAACCTTGTAGGAGTGTCGCCCGATGGTATGGTCAGAGAAAGTAAGGGTGGTGTGGAAATCAAATGCCCTTTCACCATGGAGAAGCATTTGCAACACTTCCTTTATGAAACACCTCTCGACCTTAAAGAAAACGACGAGCAGTATTACTGGCAATGTGTTGCCTGTATGCTTGTCACCGATTGCGACTATTGGGACTTCGTTTCCTTTAACCCCTACCTCTCCGTATCTAAGCAGCTAAAAATCCTGCGCATACCACGAGACGAACAAGACATCAACCTGCTACGTTCACGTATAACGCTCTCCGTTGAGTATATGCGTGAGAAAATGCGTGAGCTGGATAATATACCAACCATCATAAAATAACAAAGCAATGAGCAATTTCTACGGGTCTATAGACCTCACACAACTGGGAGACATCATCCGTAAGCACCCCGAACTTGTGAAAGTGTCCGAACGTAACCAACATAAATACCTCGGTGTTGACATCATCGAGAAAGATGCCGTTGACGAATACGGTAACAAGGGTTTCATAAAGGTTTCATGTAAAAAGGAGAACCGCAAGGAGGGAGTTAAATACTACATCGCCAACGTCAAGCTCTCGCAGTACCAGGACAACGCTCCTGCGCAAGGGCAATATACACAACAACCTGCGGCATCTCCTCAAACATCGGTTGCCACACCTGAGAACTCTGGGGATGATTTACCCTTCTAAATAGGAGAACACGCCATGACAGTAGAAGAAGTGAATAAGCGACTTAGTGCTATCGCATCTACTATTAAGCTCGTTTGTGGTGTCGCCAACAACGCAGCCATTCTCGTCATGCTTGATGCACACGACATCATCAAACAACATCCTAACTATCGGCAACAAGTCAAGCAGGCATACAAGAAAGCGTTTACGGAATGGCACAACTACGAACGTGACCTCCTTCACGCTCACACCAACCGCTTTTTCCATATAGCGGACATGGGAGAGAGGACACGCAAGAAGTATGGCAACATCTCCGACCAAGACTATTTTGAGTTTTGGAAAGGATGTGGCTCTAAGGCTTACACCGACACACGACCGCTTGTAACATCGCTCTGGAACAAATATCGGCTCTCACTCTTACATCATAAGATAGAGCACGCTGACCAGCTTGCATGGGGTATGACTGCCTCCGCTTGCTTGTCAATAGCGACCCACATGTATAGCGAAGCCGTAAAGGATGCCTGTAATGACATTTCGGGCTCTCCCGAAGAGATTTACAAGTGGAGAGGTATCGTCAAGTATGTTTTCAAAGGTTTTAGCCTCCAACGTGTCCTTGACGCATGGAACAAAGCCCTTGACATTACCGATAAGAAAGCCACCTACTACGATCTTGAGTCTTTAGAGGAGAAGAATATCAATCACGGGTGTACGCAACTTATTCAAGCGTGGTCTAACCCCAGCCTTCTCTACGACTCGGTGATAGACTCTACCGAAGACTACTCCGAGATATTCCGTACCGCAGGAGAGAAAAAGAAAGCGATACGGGAGATTGAGGAGGTGCGACAAAACACAATCATAGAGGACTTGAAACGATGAGTAAAAGTTACCAATTTGTTAAGCTCGCAAGAGCCGTGCAGACTACTCCGTGGTTCAGCGATGTCAATGCCACATATCTTTACGTGTGGCTTTGTCTTAACGCTGATGAGGATGGCAAGGTAGTAACGTCTTACAGGCAACTATCAAAGCAGACAGGACTACCAATGCAACAACTGCGAACGGCGCTCAAAAAGTTACTACTAACACACGTTCTAACACAAGAACTAACACAGGAACTAACACAGGGTGCAAGCATTATAACTGTCTGTTATTTAGACCCTTGCAACAAAGGAAAATTTACGGCTAACACAGCAACTAACACAGCTTCTAACACAAGTTCTAACACACCCTCAAAAGAAGAAAAAGAAAAGAACCAAAAGAAAAAGATAGAAAACGTTACGATAGAAGAGAATATAAAGAACCCCCCTGTATATACTAACGTATATACTTCCCCCCAAGGGGATGCAACCGAAAATTTCAAAAACTGGCTCAAAGAACATTGTCCGTATATCTACGAGCACTTAAAACTACCTACTGAAAAAGAGTTTCTAAGACTAAGGCGGAAATACACGGCAAAGGAGATAGCAGAAGTTTGTGAGCAGATTGAAAACAGAGTCGACCTGCGAAAGAAATACGAGAGCTTGTATCGCACACTACTCAACTGGTTAAAAAAGAGAAAAGAAAGAGAAAACAACAATGGAGGACATCACACAGATAATCAACAAGCAGCAAGAGATATTGGAAAAGCGGCAATCCTTGACCTACTTAACGGAGGCTAACGAGGTTGCACGAACAATGCAGTCGCTTCTCTTCGCTTTTTCGCCAAGCCGACAGGCGGACATCTGCCTTGACCAACGGGACTGCATCATGGGTAACTATCCTACATTTGTCGAAGTGAACAAGAGTTACAAGCACGACAAGGCGGCAAATATATGGATAATACCGCAGATTACCAACATCGTGGAGTTTTCTAATAGCAGCAGACTTATCAACAAAGAGGTTGTGAAAGAACTTGCCTCTCTCATCGCCAGCGAGTACTACTACCTCAAAATCTCGGAGTTCATGCTCTTTTGCAGGTGGTTCAAGTTAGGTAAGTATGGCAGGTTCTACGGTTCAGTTGACCCGATGATTATCACCAGTGCCCTGCGGAGTTTCATCGCTGACCGCAATGCTCTCTTAGAGTCCTACGAACGTGAGGAGGAAAGGAAACGGCTTCAAGAAGAAACGAAACGCAACCCACCGATAAGCCGTGAGGAATGGCAGAGAATAAAAGAGAATAAGCAGATAAGCCAAGATATAAGAATAATCACGGCAATGTATAACCCTGAATATACGACTATATGAAACATGAATGTGTAATACACGGCACCATCCCATCTAAGAGTAATCAATATAGGATTGTCACTATACATGGTCACGGCAGCCTTGCAAAGACCTCAGCGATGAAGACGTTTGAACAGAAGTTCTACCTGCAATGCAACTATCGTAATCAAAACATACAAGGATATTTCGAGTTGTATGCAGATGTGTATTTTCAAAGCAACCAGCCCGACCTTGATAACTCCCTCAAAGGAATACTTGATTGCCTACAAGGATGCAAGGCTATCAAGAACGACCGCAACTGCGTGAAGATTGTTGCTAACAAATACATCGACAAGCAGAACCCTCGCATAGAGTTTACGCTACAGGAGGTTGGCGGTGTCGAGGAAAGGAATAGCGCA